ATAGCCTTCTTCGAAAGTAGGGTCATCACTTTCGCAGCTGTCGTGGGTGGTGTGGTTGGCCCGACCGAACTCAGGTGGATATGTGCGGCGTATTCCGCTGCGAACTGAGCACCTAACACCGCAGGTTCCGTTCCTATCAATCCCCCTATCGCAATTCCATATGGGAGTCCAGCTTGAATACTGGTCATGAGTCCTCCTTGGATTTTCATGATAAGACCCGCGTTCAGGTTCATCATCATTCCTGCAGTGATGTTCGTCGCTAGACCTGAAGTCATATTAATCAATCCCGCCGCTCTCATGTCTATTCCCAGAGGTGCGGTCAATGGATTCAACTGTAAGTGAACAACTCCACTTGGGTCGGAAGGCATGAACGGCGGACTTGGTATTGGTGCGGCTTTTACCATCAAACTGATGTTTCCAAGTTTCGGGTTTCCAGTATTCACCTTGAGTTCAATGTTACCTTGCATGACCTCAATCTCTTTACCTGCCCAGTCAGTTCCAGGGACCTTGTAGTTACCCAGAAATTCATTCGTGTAGAACTCTTTCGAACAAGCCGCATTTACGTTGAACTGTCCTTTAGGTGCCATTACCATGTTACCAGTTGACTCAGCCTTGAACGAGGTCATCGCTGAAAACTGAAGAGTCGCCCCTTTAACGATATGGTCACCCTTTGTGTTATGGGTATACTTAGCGGTGGTATCAGTTCGTTCTGCAGCGGTGACATACATATTTCCTGCCTTACCACCTTTACCCGCGGACATTTCAAGGTCTTGGCCTGGCTCTGTCGAAACTCCGCCTGGAGCTTTGAGAACTATCTGTCCGTTATCTGACTGTAGAACCATGTCTCCACCTGACCTCATAACCATAGAACCAGAGAGAACATTTACACGAAAACCTGAGTCTGCAGTTATTGCGTGCAGTCCCTTGGTTCCCTCATACCTGTTCCCTAAGACAGAGTGATAATACGACTGCATTGTTCTGTCGCTTCTCGCACCATCTGGATGGAAGTGAATATGACTGGTTGTCCTGTGTTGTATCAGTACACGCTCAGCGTCAAGAGTATCATCCATCTCAAATAGATGCCCTGACTCAGTTTCTTTGGCGTGGTTGAATGGATACTTTGCTGCGAATGGGTCTTGAGGTTCGTTCCATTCGTGTGGTACACCTGCACCTCCTGAGTCAAAAGAAGACTTTGCTATTCTCCAACCTGTGGCGTTTGTTCGTGTCTCTATCCTCAGTCTAGCGGGTGATGGAGCAGGGGATATGTCTTTCGCTGTAGATGAAGACTGGTCTTGTATCCACTTGTGTCCACCCATAGGATGGTCTTGTCCCAATGCCGTTAGAGGAATGGTGGGTCTACCGAAAAAGTGTATGGAAGGATATGGACTTGGTTGTAAAGGAGTAACCTTGACCTGAGCCTGTTGAGTTCTGTTTACGCCTAGTGGGTCTAGTCTCGTTCCCTCTGCGATATAGTCAACTGACATAGGTTTTTGTGGATACCCTGTGTTAGGGTCTCCGCCAACTGAGTCTTTTTGTATAGGATTCTCAGGGTCACCAGTAAGCTCGTAAACAGCTTCACGTTTAGCCCAACGATTATCCGCGAAAGCACCTCTCCTCTTGGCGCCTGGCGTCTCAGGTATGCCTGGAATGGTTCCCATGAAAATAGGTTCCTGCATATCCTTACCATCACGAAAGAAACCCATCACCCAAGTTCCTTCTACTGGACCTGTGGGTGATTCTCCTACTCCTGTTTGGGATGCACTTGTGACTGGCGTCATAGGCAGAGCCCAAGGAAGGGTTTCTGTGGGTTGTTCGGAGATGTCGTGAGAATGATAACCAAAACATCTAACCTTACACCTACCAAGGCGTAAGGGGTCCATCCTATCTTCGACTACTCCGATAAACCATATAAACTGGTCATACATTATCGTCTACCTTGATTCATCATTTGACCCTGCATACGAGCCGTATCACCTTGCATTTCATAAATAGCATGTTCAAGGTTCGCCATAGTTTGTTCTATCTTGATGGCGTTTAGTTTGTGCATATCTTGTACCTGAGTTTGCATTTTCTTTATTGTTTGGTGTTGGTCAAAACACAGATAAGCGAAGAAACCTAAACACAGTCCTGCTAAGCCATGAGTTGACAAAACCTCAACTAGAGCGTCAACCATTATAATCTCCTAAGATGATGGCCCCACTTTTGGTGGAACCTGTTCGTGAAACGTAACTTGTTTATATACTTCCTCATCAAGAGGGTCCAAGCTCGGATTGGACTGACTTGTCCTCTTCTCCGATTTCACTGCAACTCCACCTGCAACAGGGTTACCTGTCCAAGGAGAAACGTTCTCCTCTTCGTCTGTAGTCAGGTTGAGAGCTTCATCAATATTCTGCAATAACGATTCTTTTACCAACTTCACTTTTAGCTTGTACAAACCCCCTATCAAAAGGTGGTCCATTCCTGTTATTAGATACTTTCCACTTGTCAATCCATTGAGTGAGGTGTCCATCCCTCCAGCTTTTGAGGGGATAAAGACATAACAAAGGGAACCAGTTTCATACTCAGCATTGTATGGTACTATTGCTTCCATTTGCAGTTGGCGTATCTGTTCCAACTGACTTGTCCTGTGCATTGAGGAAAACCCTTCTCCAGACAGACTATTGACTGGAGCATCATCGTGACTTCCAGAAATAGCCTTGACCACAACCTTTGGAAACTTACCTTGTCTCTGGTCGGCATCGCCATCTGGGTTCAAAAAGGATACCGATGAGTTCATCAGGTTCCTCGCATATGCGTGTCCTTGTGTTTTTCCTTGTTTATCGTAAAAATAGTCGTAGTTCAAAACTGAATGGTGTATGTAGTCAAGTCCCACAACTCTATTCGCTATCATTCCGTTCTCTAGTTTACTGACTGAGTCGAACAGTTGAGGAAACCCATATTCGTCTGGTATCATCTGTTCGTATTGATGTTTAGGTCCATCCGATGCTGAACCATCGATGGAAGGTGGGACAAGATGCATCTGTGGTATCTCGGCCTGAATCTCAGTCTCTTGAAACTCGTTTGTATTCTGTAGTATTGTCTCTATCGATTTGAAGTACAACCCATGCATAGTCTCCCAGCAGAAGTAAAAAGCTCCGTGTGAACCACGAGTTAAAGAGACAGCCTTCGTTGCTAACCACTCAAGAGTTTCGAGTGGACGCCAGCCAGGCGCACAAAAATCCAAAGAACCTTTTGTCTCTTCCACCTGAATTTCTTTTGAGTATCCTTTGAACTTATCTTCAAGTGGTTGCTTTATCCATCCATCGTAGACTTGTTTTACTATTGATGATATAGGTTCCTTATTCCAACCCCCATAAACCTTTGTCTTGCAGGACTGGAAATACTCAGGAGTCGCGGCCGATATCGTGTATGTCTGTGCCGTTGGTTTGACATCCTTCAGTCTCGTAACCTTGTGAACATAGAATATCTTTCGGAAAACTCTTGCAGGATTACCTGAAGAGATTCCTGGCCCGTCTGTCCAAGAGAAGAATATCATCTCTTCCCCTATCATTGGCATCTGTTCATGCAAAGCGGCGGAGTCCTCAACCACAATATTCAGAGTGACATAAGGCTGATAAAGACTTTCCTTCATTATAATAGACTGGACATGGTTGCCCAAGTCAATGAAATTCTTCTGTCCAAAGTCCATGATGACAAGTTCTTTTATCTCGTATGCACCACGAACTGGACCTTTGATATTCTCCATTTACTTAAATATCTTTCCTAGCTCAACGACAAGTTTAGGCAGAAACGCCTCTTGTGGTAAAATGATTTCTCTCTTTGCTTCATTTGCATCAACTTCGAATTCGAACTTGGTGACAATGCGAGAGGGTGCAGGACTCTGTGTTCCGTCCTTTAAGATTACATATTTTGCTTGGTCTATCTCGTTCCCCCTTGAGTCCTTGTAGGTATGAACTGCAAGTTCAGCATTTGCGACTGAACCATAGACATCTATCATTCTCTTTGTCATCTGTTTCTGTGATAAAGGCCAGTCTGTGTAAGGGTTGAAGATATTGTTGACGAATAAGATAACCCAGACATACTTCACATCTCCGTAAGTATTGTACGATGTTACATCTGGTCGTTCTCCGTCTGGAATGTAATAGGGCATGAACTGTCTAACCATATCAAGCTTTGACCCACGAAACTTAGCGACTCGCGTGAGGTCAGGAACTAACTGATACTTGCCAGTCTTATCTATGTCAAACTGAACTTTTCTAAAGTTCTTAAAGTATCCTGTGTCTGAAGCCATTAGTATCCCTTCATAACATCTGCTTGAGTTAACTTGACTGTTTCTTGAAACGAAATATTCAGACTAACTGCTGAAGGTTGACCATCTTCGTAGAAGGTCGGCATCATCGCTCCTGTTCCAGCATAGTCAACATCAACTGACTTTAGAACACAAGTTTTGAATCTCTGTATAGGTTTGTATTGACCACCTGAACCTGAAGACCTAACTTTCCCACTTGAATGGGTTGACTCACTTCCTTCCTTGGTAAAAATAAATATCTCTGGAATAACCAAATAAGGTATTTTCCATATTCCCTTGAAGGCTTCTCCTCCTGCCGACGCCATTCCAGGCAATATTCCTAACTTGAATATTCTACAAATGTCTTGTATCGCAATAGCTTCTTCTTGGTTGTCAGGTATCATCAACCATGAAGCAGTAAAGGAACGAAACTCTGGACCTGTGTAAATCATGAATGTATAGGGGTTTTTGACTGTCTTCGTCAATCTCTGTACAACTCCTTGAAGTGCTCCCCCGCCTGGAGCGAGGTTTCCAAGAGTGACTAGATTGTTTGTAGCGTTCTTCGCTGTATCTCCTCCATCTGAGCCTTTCGACCCAGCGACAGCGTTCTTGACTTTATCCATGAGATTTGATGTCTTTGAACCAACATCTCCTCCCTGTCCTGCGGCACCTAATGCTTCAAGTGCCCCTCTAGTCGCTGCTCCAACATCACCAGTATTATATCCTGCTGAGTAGGTTGACTTCAATGGGTCTTTTGGTACTGGTAGTGCTACTGTATATTTTAAAGTTTGTGCAAAGTCCGTTGACAAATCTCCTTGATCCACAAAATAAAACATAATAAAATTCTTCTCGTACTTCTCCGCATTTGACGGAGAACCAGAAGCGAGATACTTCGGCCACTTTTGAAAGACTGCACCTTGAGTCTGTAAAGATGATGGGGTTGCCATGAAACATTTCTCCTAATAGTTGTGGTCTTACTATTTAGGCTCTAAATAGCTAGGATGAGTAGAATACAAAAAGGTAAATATAGAGTGAAATGCCGTGAAAAGTACCTTGGTGACAGTAAAGAGGTTGTCTATCGCTCATCGTGGGAGAGGGAAACTTTCAAGTTCCTAGATATAAACCCAAAGGTAAAAGGGTGGGCGTCTGAGGAAATTGTAATACCTTACATGGGTCCAGACGGAAAAGCCCATAGGTACTTTCCTGACCTTTACATAGAAATGAAGTCAGGAACAAAACTGCTAGTCGAAATAAAACCAGCAACTCAAACAAAACCTCCTAAATCCACGATGAAGGTCAAACATCCTAGACGCTTCTTAAAAGAAGTGAAACGATATGCTGTAAACCACGCTAAGTGGACTGCGGCTCAAAGATGGTGTGAGAACAAAGACTTGGACTTCTACATCTGGACGGAGAAAACTCTAATGAAAACACTAGGAATAAAACTACGTGGCTAGACAACTAAACGAGTCTCTACTCGACAAATTCAAAAAGGCACTTCGTACTGGTTCTGCAGCGAACAAACAAAAAGGAGCTGTAGGATGGTTCAAGTCCAAGATACAACAAGGACTTCAACTAGCGAAGCGTTCCTATAAAGGTGCACGAGGAAGTGCAATAAGTGGTATGTCAGGGATGACGCCTAAGGACTTATTGTCCAACTACCCAAAATTTAAACTGGCAAATGGACCAAAGGTTCAAGTCAGAGGTCAAATGTTCTTCTTTCAATACGACGCAAAGTATAAAGGAGAACTTCCATACTGGGATAGATTCCCAATGGCGATACCATTTGACTTCAAACCACCTCATCTGTACGCGATAAACCTACATTACTTACCGCCGATGATGAGAGCAAACTTGATGGACCAGATGTTGATGCGTCTGAACAATAAGAAGATGGATGAAACGACTTTCATCAAAGCGGACTGGGAACAGTTCAAGAAGATAGATGAAGTATTTCCTTGTGTTAAAAAGTATTTACTGAACAGGGTCAAGTTAGCGATAAAGATACCCGCCGATGAGTGGGATGTCGCAGTCTTTTTACCTGTCGCCCGTTTCCAGAAAGCAAGCGAAAGCCGTGTCTGGAAAGACTCGAAAGCTATGATTGGAGGATAATGTTAAGTAACGTCTTAGAACAATTTTCAGGTTTACCTCGTTCTAATAGATGGCTAGTCTATTTTGAAAACCCAGGCCAAGCAGGTTTTTCTCCTACTCTAGGAAAGAATCTTGGTTTCTTCGCACAAAGCGTAGCTATTCCTGGCCGTACAATAATGACTAAAGAGACTTTCAACCTGACCCAACCTCAGTCATATGGATACGCATCTCAGGTTGGAGAAATGCAAATGACATTTCTCGTAAGTAACGGCTCTCAAGGAAAATCTACATACGAAATGTTCTACGGATGGATGGACAAAATAGTCAGTATGGCATTTGGAAATATCTCTTACTCAGACTCCCATGTTCTTAACGCAAGACTAAAAGTTATCGACCAAGGAGCCGTCAAAGACTGGTCATACTGGAACGATGGAGGAAACAATAGTGGAAAGAACGATGAAGACCATATCGCTTTCTACGCTACACGAATGTGGCCTTCCGCTCTTGGAAACCTTTCTCTAGGTATGGAAGAAGGAATACTAACATTCGATACCACATTCAAGATACACAAATTATTAGAATTCAATACCGCAAGTCCTAGTGCTCAGAACAGAAGTTTCAACGCAGTAGCGACATCCCTCGCTTCACTAAAAAATAAACCAACTGGTGAACTGCAAGCTGCACTCAACCAGTCAAACGATATTGGTCGTATCGCGGTTGACGCCTTTGATAAGATATCAAAAGCGGCGGTTAAAGAGGGCGAAAAAGCAGGACCATAACCAATAACCAAATATGAGTAGATTATGAAATTACCTAAACTTGATGTTAGAATGTTTCAAGTGGCACTTCCGTCCACAGGACAGAAGTTGACCCTTAGACCTTTTCTGGTATCAGAAGAAAGAATACTATTAGAAGCGGCGAGGACAGAAAACCAAATTGAAATCGCCAATGCAATGAAACAGATTGTAAACAACTGTGTGACAGAAGATTTGGAGCTAAGTAACTGTCCAACCTTCGACATAGAATATCTCTTCGTCCAACTCAGGTCTCAGTCCGTTGGGGAAACTCAAGAAGTATCCTTTGCGGTTGACAAACATGACTGTGAAGGGGATGAGAAAATGATTGAAGCACAAATAGACCTTAGTAAGGCGAAGGTAGGTAACCTAGACAAAGCCAAAGGTAATAGTCGTTTCATGATTACAGATACAATCGGAATGGAAATGAGATATCCCACTTTGGAGGATACAGGCACAATACAGACCGAGGATGTTGATTCCATGTTCGGAATGATAAAGACCTGCATCAAACAAATTTACACAACTGAGGGTGAAATCTACGAACCAAAAGACCTTGATGAAGGAGAGATAGACACCTTCATTAACTCAATGAACGCAGGTCAGTTCGCAAAGGTCAACGAGTTCTTCAACGATATGCCTAAACTTGGGTTGGATGTCCAGTACAGATGTCCAGTTTGTAGTAAGTCAATGAGTAAGTACCTAGAGGGGATGGCAAGTTTTTTCTAATATGCGTGGCTCACGATAACCTTGAAAATATGTTGAGAACAGATTTTGCTCTCATCAAACATCATGGGTACACGCAATACGACCTGAATCATATGGTTCCATATGTCAGGAAAGTTCACGTTCTGTTATTGATGCAACATTTACAAGAGTTGGAACAACAACAGAAACAAGGAGAAGGCGGAGCAGGACAACCGCTATTTGGCGGACAGTCGTTCGCAGAAGATGATGAAGTAAGTGATGTAATGAGCGGTTCACGAGAGTGGACTACTGTAGAGTCTAACGAAAACGCAATGGAGTAGATATGCCAGAGGCATCAGTCCCAGGCGACAGGAATCCAAAGAATACTTTTGATGATGTCGTAAGGGAGCTACAAGAGATTAAGGAAGCTGACGAACAGTATTCGAATGATAATACTGAAGCTCTTCTCATGGTTGATGAGTCCATCAACAAGACCGCTGATGCGGCGATGGCTCAACGGACAACCATTAACAACATCATGCAATATCAAAATGAGTTGTTTGGGAAAGTCGCAGACTTCGCCGAGATGAACAACAAGGCTATGCTTGAACAAGCAGAAAACTTGAAGAAGCTCGGGGATATCGGAGGGGATGACAAGAAAAAGAAGAAGAGTGAAGATGAACCTACAGCTTCAACTCAGGCATCACTTCTACAGTCCCAGTTAGCAACTCAAAAGTCCTCTGCAGACATCTTCGACTTCATGAAAGCTCAAGCAAAGAGGGAGGCGGACAGACTCGCTTCTGAGAAGAGACAGGCTGGAGCTGGCGGAGCTGGTGGAACAGACATCAAAAAGGAAGCTAAAAAAGGTGGACTCATTGGTGGTATCTTCCGTGCTATCGGAGGTGCGTTCAGTATGATTGGTGGAATCTTCAAAGCAGTAGCGAAAGTCGGTCTAGGATTTATTAAAGGAATGGCGGCTTTGGGGGCTGGTATCGCAGCGTTTTTCGTAGGTTTTGCAGCGATAGGAGCGGCGATGGAGTTCGCTCAATCAAGAGGAGAAGCGGTTGTTAAGGTAATGAAAAACTTCTTCGACGCATTCACAGGAGTTGGGACAGAAGGTCTGGTCGCCTTCGGAATGATATTAGGTGCTGGTGTTATCATGGAGAAACTTGGAGGAGTTAATCCTATCAAGCTCGCCACAGGTATGACCGCCCTTGGTGCTGGTGTTTCTGGTTTCTTCGCGGGTCTCCTTTTAGGTGATGCCGTTGCAAGTTTCGCAGGAGAACACGGAATAGACGGAAGTTCTATCAAAACTCTTATGCAAAATGTCTTCGGAGCCTTTGACGGAATAAAAGGAACAGCGACACTCTTTACGATTCTAGGTCTTGGAACTATCATAGGTCTGGGCGGTAAGAAGGGTGTAGAGTTAAAAATCATGCGAGGAATGGCCGCGGTCGGTGCTGGTATCGTTGGTTTTATGGGCTCGTTCCTTCTCGCAGATAAGATAACTGAGATGGCAGGAGTCGATGGTTCAGCTATTAAGACTCTCATGCAGAATGTCTTTAGTGCTTTTGATGGTATCGGAACTGCGTTAGTTATCGGTGTTATGGGTGTCGGTGCAGCGATTGCGAAGTTTAAAATCAACCCAGTCGCGATGGCAAAAGGAATGGCCGCACTTGGTGTCGGAACTCTCGCGTTTATGGGAGTATTCGCTGTCGCTGATATGATACTCAAAACCGCTCTCGCGGGTATTGAAGTAGCTGGAGGCGGAGACTTTCTCAAGAAAGTTGCAGGGGTTGACGCTAGTATTATGAAGACCGCTGTCCAGAGTTTTGTCGGAGCCTTTGAAGGAGCGTCGATATCTGCGACTGTAATGGCAGGTCTCTTCGCTGGAGGTATCGCGATAGCAAAACTGAATGTCGGTCCTATGAAACTCATTAAAGGTATGGGTTCTCTCGCCGCAGGTATTTTAGCCTTCTCAACTGTATTCACAATCGCAGACAAGATATTAGGGATGTTCCTGCCTGGCGTTGACGCAGGAGGCGACCCAATGAAACAAGATATGGGTAATATCGAAAGAGTTGTTGGAGGGACATTCAAGGTCTTATCCACAATCGATACAGTTACCCTTGGTGCTATTATCCTCGCAGGGTCTTTAATACCGATGACCTTCCCTGTCAAAATGGCTCTTCTTGGTGCTGGTCTCTCAGCGTTCGCAGGTGCGGCTGGAGGTATCGCTAGTCTATTCGCAAAGATAGGTGTAACTGGAGATGACTTCGTTGTTCTCATGACCAACATTGGTCTGGGTATCGGAGGACTTCTTGGTGGAGCCATGGGAGAAACATTCGATAGACTTGGAAAACTAGACGGAACAAACCTCATCAAAGTTGGTGCTGGTATCGCCGCTATCGGTGCTGGTCTCGCTGTATTCGCAGGTGGTGGACTCGCAGCTTCTTTAGCTGAAGGAGCAAAGGGTGTCCTTGGTGCGATGAAGAACTGGTTCTCAGGAGATGACCCAAAGAAAGATGACCCTTTAGACGCACTCGGACCACTCCGTCCTTTCGGTGTTCTCGCCACTCAAATGCCAGAAGGTTTTGCTGATAAGTTGTATGCTATCGGTGAAGGTATGTCTGGTATCGCAGAATCCTTTGTTACATTCTCAGAAGGAAAAATAAAATCTGGTATCGGTAACATCATGGGAGGAAAAGGTTCCTTCGATGGTTTCATTGATATGTTGATTAAACTCAGTTCAAAGGATATCAACGGAGATGCAATACGAAACGCTCTGAATGGTTTTGCAGAAGGAATGTTAGAAGTCGGTAAAGCGGCAAGTGGCGTACCTCAAATGAAAATGAAAGGTCGAGAACTAGGCGGGTCAAGTTTAACACAAGGTAAAGCTGGAACTCTCACATCTGAACAAGTAGTAGAACTTGAACAGATAATGAAAGATAGAAGAGCTTCCAGAGGTGGAATTAATAGAAAGATGAAGTCAAAGATGAATGAGTTTGGTCTTGATGATTCTACCCAAAGAAAAATCTTAGCTGACTTGAGAAGAGCAGAAAGTAAGGCAGGACTGACTCAGGATGACCTCAAGAATCGTAGGAAATCCATGCTGAACGATAGCGACTTAAAAGAAATGAGTAAGTCTCTTTCACAGTATGGTGGTAAAGAAGCTCAAAGTCTTGACGCTAATCAGATATTAGCGAAGGGTCAAGCTACATCCCAGAAGGCTACAGATATGGTAGATACAAACGCAGATACATCAGCGGTAACAGTCGCGGCGGCAGGGGCTCAAATAGAGGCGAGTAGTATAGGGAGTCAAGCGGTTGTAAATGCTGTAAGTGAAGGAAATACTGTCCTTGCTGGAATCCTACAGCAAATACAAGGAGAGTTCGCTAAACTCCCAGGCTATGAAGGTTAGTTCTGAGCCGCTAACTTCTTGAAGTAGTCGAGGTCTAACTGACTCGCATCTTGTGGAGCAGTTGAATCGACTGGAAGGTCGGGCTCTGGTGCGGCGGTTTGCTCAGGAGCAGACACACTCGTTTCAGTCTTAGCAGGAGTATACTCTTCCAAACTCTCATCTTCCGCAGAAGCAGTTCCAAGATTCGCATCTTCAATACCCAAGACACGATGTAACTTTTCCTCAAGTTCCTTATAGGACTTGAACTCTGCAGGGTCAGTGTAGGGTTTCAGGGAGTGTTCCTGTTTCCAAACCTCTTCAAGTTTGGCATCCTCACCATCAAACAATGCTGACGCTGAGTCAAACTCAGACTTGTCATAGTTCCGATAACCATCAAGGTTACGAATCTTCAGACGGAAGTCTGCACCTTTCCAGAAATCAAAAGGGTTAATAGGTGTCTCATCCTCAAACTCAGGGTTCATCGCTTCTTGAATCTTCCCGAAAATTTTCTTTCCGTACCGATACAAGAATACTTTACCTTCGTTGTCAGGATTCTTAGGGTCACTCAAAACAAGGATGTTTGAGTAATACTCTAAGCGACGCTTTCGTTGACGGACAATTGTCTTGTCGTCTTCGTCACCAGAGTTCCAGAGTCGTGAGTTCATCTCACTTACTGGGTCTTTCTGATTGATAGTCGTGAGACTCTTTTCGATGTACCAACCGCCTGGACCTTGAAACCCATGAGTCCATAACTTAGCCCAAGGGAGTTCTTCGTTCGCAGGTGATGGAAGGAATCGAATGATAGCGTACCCATTTCCAGATGCATCTACTTCTGGTTTCCAGAGGTTTTCGTCATGGTTGTTATTACCACCTGACGCGTCTGTCTTTTGGATAGCTGTTCTGAGGGAATCGAGATCGCTCTGAGAAGAGCGCTTTAGTGCGGTGAAAACCATATTTTCCTTTTCGTTTTATGCGGATTGTGCGTTATATGCGATTGAACTAGAATTCTAGTTCGGTTGTTTCTTCACCCTCTATTAGGTGAAGGTCGGAGGCTTCCTGTGCAATCTTTTGCTTCAGTGGACCAACGACATACTGTGCGACCATCTCCTCGTCTATAGAGTGGAGGTCACAATAAAACAGGATAGCTTCAAGGTATCCCATATTATATTTAGTGACTATTGTTTCGACTTCTTTGACCAAGGTGTCTGCCTTTTTAAGGTCGATGTTTTCATATTTCATAGTAAATATTATACCACACTTTTGTGCTCTGTCAAGTATAAGTGCGAGTTAGTCCTATTATTTTGTCGATTTGTTTTTCTATTTTCTCTTTTCGATTTGGCCATAGAATATATTCTCTCTCAGGGTTTTTAGCAAGGTTGACTAGAAGGGGAATGATAGATTTCTCTATTTGTTTCATTCGTCCTTCATAGTCATCTTTCATGGATTCAAGGGCAGACTGTGACTGTTCAACCTCACCCTTGAGTTCGTATTCTCCAGAACGGAGATCGTCTTCCGTAGAAAACCCAATCTCCCCCCAGTCTTCCTGAGAGTCAATGTCAAAATCGAAATCAAAGTTTGACTTAGACACCTAAACTTCTCCCATAAGCTTTGACGGCTGAACGAGCATCTGCTGGTACGCCTTTGATAGCATCAGCGATAGAACCACCACCTTCAAGAACAGCGAAAGCCTTCTCGATTTGTGGAGCCCATTTCTTAGACACTTGGTTCATGAATTTAGCTGCGTTAGGACTAGCGGTAGCCTTCTTCTTGACTACTGGAGTATTAACTGCTTTCTCTAAAGCTCCGCCCGTTGAACCTTCGGAACTTGCCATTTTGGAATCAATACTATCACTGCTCCAACTTTTTTTCTTTTTAGCCATCTGTTTCCTTATTAATTGTTATTCTTCAAAAATGTTTTAAGTTCTGGTATCCCGCCGATGAATAAACCTTTCCAGATAATCTGCGGAACGCTTGTACTACTTGTCCTCTTCATCAGTTCTCCAAAGAACTTTTTATCAGAAGTTATGTAGGTATATGACTCCCCTGCCTCGTCAAGCAACTGCTTGGCCTCATCGCAGTGGACTCAATCGGGTAAAGACTTGTGACCGATAATAACAGTCCCTTGTATGTTAAACTCCATTAAGGAACCATCATCAGCATATGTTTTGTATGTTTTGCGGCATCTGGATTTGTTTCCATGAACTTCTTTAGAAGTTTCTTTAACGCCTTTGAATCTTCCATCGACCAAGCATCAACTTCGCCAACTTCTGTTCCAAACATATCCATAACTTTATCACATTTCTCTTTGTAGATATTAGGGTCTTGTCCGTTCCCATCGTTGTACTTCTCAGTATTCCAGACAAAGAAACATTCTCTGTATCCCTTACCTGTCATTATCTTAGCGAAAGCTGATGGTACATGCAACTTTGACTTACCGATAGTCTTTGGTTTGGCGTTCCAGTATGCTATTGTTAGAACTTCTAGTCTTTTATACTTAACCGCCATCTCCCTTTCGTGTTTCTCCAATGCGACAAACTTGTATCTGTTCGCTCGTGGAGTCTGAGGTACGATGTTCGCCATTGAGTAAGTAGCCTTCTGGTGTTTCTTGTTCCAGTCGTGACTAGCATCTGACGCACCAAAGTGACCCCTGTCATATCCAGACTTCGTGTAATCTTTACTGTATGTTCTGTATCCCTTCTTGACTCTCTTGTCGGTAAAGAAAGGTGGACGCTTATCAATGTCCTTGACAACGTTGTCTCCTGTTATCTCAACATAGACCGCTGTCGGTGATTTTCTTTTATGACTGTAACAGATAGAAAAGGTATCTATCAATACTTGGTCACAGTTGTGAAAGAAGTGTTTATACTCAGGAACCATCGACTTGTTGATGTCTCCGCCTGTAGTCATTGTCAATGCCAATATCGGTGTCGTTACTAACACCAAAAACAATAATAATATTTTCTTCATTATATCTTTCCTACCTCAGTTCCGCCCGAGGTTCCACTCTTGACTACCATCGTATTGCCTTCAGCGTCCGTAACTCTTTCGTAACCTGACATACCCAGTAGATGTCGTTTGACAATCTGTTTAAGTTCTGATGCATGATGAGGTTCGTGTCTCTGTCCACTTTCAGCTAGACGGCTTATTATCAAAAGTTGTAATTGTAAAAGTTGAGGTTTCTCTAAGTGTAAAACCTCGTTGTGTATCTTTGAATATATCTCTTTGGAATATTCGTTTTTATTTTCTACCATTTGAGTCTCCTCTGAAAGGTTACTCAATCAACGTAGGCACATGATGAACCATTATCCAACGTGCAGACATGGGTTAGACTAAACTTGACTGCTCCCAAAGGAAATATCGCTCCATCGAATGTTCCGTTATCTAAAACTTTGCCCGTATGGTTATCCATCAACGCCAAAGTAGAAAATGATCTACTGCATTGACCATCTGGATACGATGCACAAGCAAAACTTGTACCTATCAAACTATCATTATCAGCTTGATGGCCAGGTCCCCACATCTCGTATGGTCCACAAAAGGAACAACTAATCCCTTCTGTCATGGTTTGACCTACCATCATAGTTCTTTTGAACTGTAACTTACCTGCCCCACTATTCGCCGTTTGACATGAGTTCCACGAACAGTTAGTTGCGTTGTCCGTCATCCATGCTTTGTAACATCGAGCGTATGGTGGCTCAGAGTTTCGTCCTAAAGTTCCATCTACACCGCTCCAATAATGAGCGGTCGAGTAATGAGGGAATGTTGTGCCGTTATCATACGACAGAGTCGCAGGCATACATCCCTTGCGTATCTTACCTTCGGGATCAATGTACCAATAGTCATTTGATGCCCGATACTCGCCCCAGTACATTCTACTTGCACCCCAGTCAGAAACATTGTACTCAAACTTATTAACTGCTCCTGAACTGGTGCTAGTATTATCTGTAGTGCCCGTACCACTTGGACATCCTACATGAGCTGGAACATCTGGACAATAGTGATTGAACTCTATTGTCGACTGGTCTTCTTCTACTTTATCTCGGCTACAAGCTAGGACACTCGACCAAAGTACCAGCATTACTAACAATCCAACATTCAACGTTGGTTTTATACGTATGCTCCACTTGCGACTGCCGACTGGAATTATTCGTTGTGTTATCATAATAATTGTGATTTATGGTTTGATCCCCATCGTGCTCCTCCTTCTGGGTGCACGACATCACAACTATCATAATGAAAAGGATGGTTAAAGATATTCTGTTTAACATAGTTTCCTTCAAGAAAAAGGGACCACTTCAGGCAGGCCCCAACGCCTTGAAACTCACCCGCTTACGCGGCTAGAGCTACTCCTGCTGGAGTATAATCTGCGTTATTTGCAGTTATGAATGACTCTCTCATATAGTCCCTTACTAAGTCGAATTCCATAAACACCCCCGAATTCTAATGGGCAAAGATAAGGTACACAGTTCCAAATACTATGATAGCAATAATAAAGAAAACGAGTCGAACATTAATATCATCGTCATCTAATTTCATATTAGCAAAGCCAAGATAGAAGAACCGATTATTGTGAATGTTACAAAAACGCAAATGACTACAAAGTAGTGTCGCTCAACGTAGGTCGCAATAGTCTCTTCTTCATCAAGGTGAGTAATTTCCTTGCCTGTAGTATGGTTGTGTATTGAAGTTTGGTACTTTTCATACTTATGTATGGAGTCCATGAACCTTGCTTCCTTCTTTAACTGGTATTCTAGTTTTGCTTGAGCTTCCTTCTCTTTGTCTAGAACCTTCTGGCTTTTCTTCCAGTCCTTTCCTTTGCGTGACATAACCCTTTCTGGTGGAGGTGGGCAGATTCGAACTGCCGTCCTCAATAGTTATCTATACAATACAAACGAATCGTCATATTTAGATGCGTGGAGGCAAGTAGTCTTTGATTTTGTTAGACCTCTTGTCCCATCCCGCTTTAAAACCATTACCAAAGTGATATCCAAACCACATTGCGAAAGGTAAAACCTGAATGAACAGGGGAGTCTCAAGTAGCCACAGACATCCTGTGACTATAGCTGGTATTATCATTAGAATTTCCATCCTGTGTTGTAGTCCACGCAGTTGATAAGGAAAGTCTTTCGGGTATCCTTGATGGGTTTCTGACTCCATCCATGCCAACCTTGGTCGTGTCCTATAGTTATCATCGCCTTGTTGTCTTCCCAAGGTTCTCTGTGCCAGATTTCCTCTCCAGTCTTGTCGGTGTAGAACTCAGTTCCATCTCCCTCTTGACCTAAGTAGACCATGATGTTGAAGAACTTTCTTTTGATATCAAGATGAGGTCGCAACCACCATCCTGTTCTATCTGAAGTTACCTCTAACCTCAACCAACCTTTTATCGGTCTGCAACACAAGTCTTCGATGTAGTCCTTGAACCTTTTCGATGAGAAGTGTTCCAGTATGTCTTTGTGTCCATCCATCTCGTGGAGGAAATACCTAACTGGTAAACTCTTTCGTCTTCCGTCAAAGTCTGGTTCGATATCAGGCGGCCAAAGTTTTTCGCATGTTTGGCACAAATGTTGATAGTGATTTGGACTCAGGAAGCTCCTGTGTATCATTGGTTTCATCGAGGAAGTGCGGGACATCTCTACCTTTGAAATTATTGAATGACGATTTGTAGTTTCGATAGTAGTTGTGGTAAGAAGCGATGGCGTCACCCATGACTTTCGCCTCAACTGGCATAGCGGGCGGAGGGTCAACCCATCCATTCGCTTTTATGTTTCTGGGATACTTGATAACGATATCCTTGAGTTTTTGATATGTAAGATGTTCTCGTTTGTATCTGTATTCGTACTCCTTCGCCAGATGTAACCACAACTTATGTAGCCATACATAGTGGTCGACTGACGCTCTTGTCCAGATACTTGAAGGATGGTTTACATGCGAAGCTTTGTAGAGGTTGTGTTCATGATAACCTTGGAACATTTTCCAACGCTTGATGCGTCTGCCGTTCGCTGTCTTGTCCCAATAAGGTTTCCCATCCCAAACTCGATGGGCAGTGGACAATAGTTGTGCGTATTCGACTACCATTTTTACTACGTGTTTGTCGTTATGATATTTAGCACAAAGCTCTGGGTCTCTGTCAAGAAAGAATATATTCATCAGTCAAAGTGCGGGTCTGGTTGCCCTATAAAAGATTTTTGTTTGTTGTATCTGAAGAACTTGCGTTTCTTCGGTTTGACACATTCCTTGACTGTCTCACAGACTGGACAAGTCGGACATTGTTTCATCTCAAAGGGATGATGTCCCTTACGCAGTCTGGCTCTTATCTCGGCATATATGTCAATAAGAGTCTGGTACTCCCAGAACTCATTACTTATTATACCAGCTTTATCGCGTTTGTCAACTAGAATGTTTAATTGAGTTTGTACAATAGATAAAGTTCTATTATCTATTCCAAGTAACTGGGTAGGCATTAAGAGTAAAAGTATGAGTAACCATCGTTTCATTTAAGCGCACGATATATCTCCATCAGTTCATCGTCATCCACAGGAGCCGACAACGTGTAGTAGTCCTTATGCTTTCCTTCCAAACCCATGTAGTTCTTTAGGTCTAGGAACTTTGGAAAGTCATTGGTGAGGTTGTGCAATAGGAAGTCTGGGTCCAAATGGCACTGAGCACATTCGCTACCCATCGCAAAAACTCTGGCATTTCGTGAGAACTTCTCAGACTGTAGAAGAACAGAACGCAAGTCTTTCTCGACAAGGTTTATTTTCTTCGTAGTTTCTGGTAGTATCATAAACGCAAGATATGCGATAAGACCTATTGAGACCATTCCGAATGTTTTAGCGGACTTGATTGCTTTTAGAGTTTCCTCTTCTATTTCTTTGACCGCTTCAAACTGTACACCACCTTCTTTCTCTACTTGTTGTACTGTACCTGTTCGTTTACCTTTTGGAGCTTGGGCCATGTCTATCTCACTTTAACTTGATTATTTTCTTCGATAACTGATCAGCGAACCATTTCAGCACAATCGGTATCGAGACATTGGCAGTTAGAGAGAACAAAAATGCTACTGGGTACTTGAATCCTTGATATGGACCAAGTTGGGGTACTGAGGAAAAGACTAGCGTAACAAGTAAGAAGCCTGTGAAGGCCATTCCGATATTGATAAGTAAGTCAAGGAAGACTAAACGAAAGTCGTGTCCACCTGTTTCATCTTTATTGATGGCACCTATCGTGGTGTTGTCGTGTCGGTAGTTGAACATAAAGACGAATATACTTGCAAAGCAGACTACTGCCAGTAGTAGTAAATCGTCTGGAGAAAATAGTTCTGTCATGAAAATCTCATTTCACCTTTACTAGCCAGTATTTGTTCTTCAGTCCACTTCCGTATGTCAACTGGGTTTAGGAATAAACTGTCCAAGATATCTTCGATGAGTTGAGGCTCATGAATGTCATATTCGTTCAAAACCTTTGAGACGGCTTTGTAGTATGGATGGTCATCATGGTAGTTCATTGTATTATTTAGTGTTTTGGTACGGCTTGTCCGTCTAGCAAGACGCCCCGCTTTGTCTCTCCTCTTATCCGTTCTCCAGTGAGGTTACCAAGGTCTCGTTCTGTTTTAGAGCAGAGGCGTTCGCTTGTCAATGAGTTAGGAAAGAGACTTTTCTCTTTATTCTCTTATGCTGAGGGGCGGTTTGGAGTAGAGCGAGGAGAGGACTAGACTCTCACACAGGAGACCTCTTAGGCCCTGCCTATTCTAACCTATATGCCCTTCATGTTTGTTAAGTCATAAGTTTCCTTATTTCTTTTCTTGTGTACCTTTCGGTTTACGCGGTCTTCGTTGTTTTGGTTTTGTTGTTTTGGGTTTGCCGCTTGCAGATGGTCCATTCTTCATTCTAGGCTTTCGTCTAGTCTGAGTCTTTTTAACTGGAGTTGGTTTCGGCTCTTCTACTGGCCTATCAGTTTTCTTGAGCTTGCTCACTCCAAGATAAAATAATATTCCTACTGCTAATAATGCTACAAAAATTATGATGGCTGTTGAGTCTGAAAACCACCCAACGCCAGCAGAACTTGTATCGTATAAATCTAAGCTACTTGTTGTTTGTTCCATTTTCTATTTGTCCTGTCTGAATAACTCTGTATAACCCAAGTATAGAAGGAACCCAAAGTCCGACATAGATACCATACAGTTTTGAGTCTGGACTATCCATAAAGAAAAATAAGTAGACTGAAAGTGCTAGAGACAATATTGTAGCACCCAGAATATATTTACTAGCGTCAGTTAACATTACGCTCCGTATTCAAAGTTATAAGTTAATTGGTTCTCTCGCAATAGGACTGCCCCATTGCGTAGATGAAACCTTTTTGCTTCCTCTGTCTTGGGTGACAGAGTAACGAACCTTTCGGCTCGCTCTTTGAGATAATCTAAACCTCTTAGAATTATCTCTCTACCCGCTCCTTTTCTTCGGGACCATACAGTATAGAATATTGCATGCTTGCCAGGCTTGGGTTCATTGAGTAGTCTGAATTCGGATATCGGTATCTCTTCGCAATACGCGACGCATAAGCAGGCGTCCCATGGCCTACCAATTGTGTACATCTCTGTAAGACCCTCACGAACTCTCCACC